ACCGCCGATATTGTAAAGGCGGCTATGTTTGCGGCGGCTGATGATACCAACGCAAAATTTGAAAGTATGCCGAAAACCTTTTCGCAGATTTGGACTTCTTTTCAGAATACCGCTTTGATGGCGTTTCAGCCTGTTCTTCAACGAATGAATGAAATTGCCAACAGTGAAGCATTTCAAGAGTTCGTGAACAACGCTATTGAAGGGCTTTCAATGGTGGCGGGCATTGCCCTTGAAATCTTTGATTTGCTTGTAGGTGTTGCGGGTGCGGTGGCTGATAATTGGTCGTGGCTATCCCCTATCATTTACGGTGTAGCAGCCGCCCTTGCGGTTTATTATGGGTGGTTGTTGCTGACAAAAGGGGCTGAAATGGCTATGGCGGCGGTTCACGGGATCGTTGCGGTAGCAAAGGGCATAATGGCAGCGGCTACAATGCTTGTAACGGGTGCAACATGGGCTGAAACAACCGCACAATACGGGCTGAACGCTGCAATGTACGCTTGCCCTATCGTGTGGATAATCATTCTTATAATCGCCCTGATTGCCCTGTTCTATGCGGCGGTGGCAGCGGTGAATAAATTCGCCGGAACTTCCGTTTCCGCAACGGGTATTATTTGCGGGGCGTTCATGGTTGCCCTTGCGTTCATAGGCAATATTTTTGTTGCCTTGTGGAATTTGGTTGTTGATGTGTTCGTGCTGATTTACAACCTTGTGGCAACCGTGGCAAACTTTATCGGCAATGTGTTCACCGATCCTATCGGGGCAGTTTGCCGATTATTCTTTGATTTGGCTGATACCGTGCTTGGAATTCTTCAAGCGTTGGCTTCGGCTATTGATGCAATCTTCGGTTCAAACCTTGCGGGAAGTGTTCAGGGTTGGCGTGATTCTCTTGGCGGTTGGGTAGATGATACCTTCGGCAAGGGTGAAGAAGTCATGGCGAAAATGAACGCTGACGATATGAAACTTGGTCGGTTTGAATACGGGGCGGCTTGGGATGCCGGATATTCCTTCGGTGAAGGCATTGATGAAAGCATTGCGAATTTCGATCCTTCCAGTTTGTTTAATACCAATGTACCCGGTGCGGATGATTACGCAAATTTGGGAAACTACGGTTCAGGCATTGGCGGGATTGGAAGCGGTGTTGATGATATTGCCGGAAACACCGGAAAAATCGCTGACAGCATGGATATTACAGAAGAAGATTTGAAATATCTTCGTGATATTGCAGAGCAGGAAGCGGTGAACAGATTTACAACCGCTGAAATTACCATTGAACAGACGAACCACAACACCGTTTCCGGTAAAATGGATTTGGATGGTATTGTTTCAGGGCTAACAGATGCGGCAAATGAAGCGGTTGACAGAATAGCGGAAGGGGTGCATGAGTAATGAGCAAAAACGGATATGATTTTTACCTGAAAAAATGCTTGTTACCAATCGCCCCGGAAAAGCTGCAAGTAAAAATCAACAATGCGAATGATACGCTTACCCTGATAAATGAAGGGGAAATCAATATTTTGAAAACCCCTGAACTTACGGATATTGAATTTGAGTGCAGAATCCCACAAGTGAAATATCCGTTTGCAACCTATAAATCAGGGTTCAAGGGGGCTTCTTATTTCCTTGATTACTTTGAAAGTTTGAAAGCGGATAAGAAGCCCTTTCAATTTATCGTTTCCCGGACTATGCCGAATGGGAAGGTATTGTTTTCAACCAATATGAAGGTATCAATGGAAGATTACAAGATCATCGAACAGGCGAAAGATGGCTTTGATTTGACGGTAAAAATCAAATTGAAGCAATACCGGGATTATGGAACAAAAACCGTAAATATCAAGATTGCCGCTTCCAAACCTAAAGCAAAGGTTGAAAAGCAAAGACCCGCCGATCCCCCGGCACAAAAAAGCTACAAAGTGGGTGATATAGTGAATTTTCATGGTGGCACACACTATTATAGTTCCTATCCGGGGGCAAAGGGCTATTCTGCAAGGGCAGGAAAAGCGAAAATCACGATTGCAAACGGTTCAGGAAAAGCCCACCCGTGGCACTTGATACACACCGATTCCGGTTCAAATGTATATGGGTGGGTAGATGATGGAACATTCGATTAAGGGGGTGTGAAGAATGAATGTTGAACTTTTGATTTCTGATCCTTCCGGTGAAAAAGCCTATATTCCGATTGTGGAAGAAGGTATTGAATGGAGTACAGAAAGAAGAAGCACCCCCGGCAAGCTGACCTTCAAACTTGTAAAAGATGCCGTTATCAATTTTCAGGAAGGGGCGGCGGTTCGCCTGAAAGTTGACGGCAAGCCCGTTTTCTTTGGATTTGTATTCAGTAAAAAGCGGGATAAGGATCAGATTATAGAAGTGACCGCCTACGATCAATTAAGATACCTGAACAACAAAGATACCTATGTTTATGAGAACAAAACCGCTTCACAGTTCATTCAAATGCTGGCAGCGGATTTTTCTTTGAATACGGGAACTTTGGAAGATACCGGGTTTGTGATTGCTTCACGGGTGGAAGATAACACTTCCCTATTTGACATGATAGAAAATGCCCTTGATTTGACCTTGCAGAACAGCAAAGAAATGTTCGTGTTGTTTGACGATTTCGGCAAGCTGACCTTGAAAAACATTTCTTCAATGTATGTGGGTGAACCGGGGGCTTACCTGATGATTGATGAAGAAACCGGGGAAAATTTTGAATACACTTCCAGCATTGACAGCGACACCTACAACAAGGTGAAGCTGACCTATGATAATGAGGAAACAGGAAAGCGGGAAGTGTATATTGCACAGGACAGCAGCCACATGAACCAATGGGGCGTTTTGCAGTATTTTGACACGCTGCAAAAGGGCGAAAACGGGCAAGCAAAGGCTGATGCCCTGTTGAAGCTATACAACAGCAAAACAAGAAATCTGAAAATTACAAATGCAATCGGTGATACAAGAGTTAGAGCCGGAAGCATGGTTGTGATAAATCTTGCTTTGGGTGATACCAATGTAAAGAATTTTATGTTGGTCGAAAAGGTAAAACACACCTTTAAGCTGGATTCACATTTTATGGATTTAACACTTCGAGGGGGTGAATTTATTGCCTGATGCAGTTGAATTTGTGAAAACAATCAAACGGGCGGCGTTGGATGCGGTAAAGGCTTCAAAGCCCGTTGAAGTCTGTTTCGGAAAGGTAACAAGTGCTTCCCCCTTGAAAATCCTTGTGGAACAGAAATTGCCTTTGGGTGAAGGGCAGCTTATTCTTACCCGGAATGTTACCGATTTTGTAACGGAAGTAACCGTTGATTGGAACACAGAAAATAAAGGCGGCGGCAGCGGGTACGCAAGCTATGAAACCCACAAACACCCTATCAAGGGTAGGAAGAAAATCACCGTACATAATGGGTTGGTTGTCGGTGATGAAGTGATTCTTATCCGGCAGCAGGGCGGGCAAAAATATATTGTGGTGGATAGAATCGGATGATACCTTCAACCACAGCCTTTCTTGAACAGGATTTCGAGATCACAGAACAACCAACCCATACCTACAAAATGAATCTTGAAAGCAATCTGATCCGGGGCTATACAGACGGACAGGAAGCAATGAAACAGGCAATATATAAAATCCTGAACACGGAACGATACCAATATGTTATGTATTCGTGGAATTACGGGATTGAATTGCTTGATTTGTACGGTGAACCCGTTTCTTATGTTTGCCCTGAATTGGAACGCAGGATCACGGAAGCCCTAACATGGGATGATAGAATTCAAAGCGTGGATAATTTTGAATTTAACATTTCAAAAAAGGGTGAAATCCTTGTAACTTTTACCGCACATACCGTTTTCGGTGATGTGGTTGCTGAAAAGGTGGTGAATTTCTAAATGTATGATGTAACTTATCGTGAAATCCTTGAACGGATGCTTGACCGGGTATCTGACAAGTTCGACAAGCGGGAAGGTTCGGTTATCTTTGACACCCATTCCCCCACAGCCCTTGAATTGGAATTGCTTTATGTGGAGTTGAACACCCTGATTGCGGAAGCATACGGGGATAGTGCTTCAAGGGAATATCTTATCAAGCGGTGCAAGGAAAGAGGAATTACCCCTTATGAAGCAACCCACGCTGTTTTGAAGGGCGAATTCACACCCACAAACATTGATGTTGCCGGACAGCGGTTCAATATCGGTTCAATCAATTTCGTTGTAACTGAAAAAATTGCTGATGGACAATATCAGGTGCAATGTGAAACCCCCGGAATTGTGGGAAATCAGCAGTTGGGAACTATGATCCCGATTGAGTATATACAAGGGCTTGAAACCGCTGAACTTACGGATGTTCTTATCCCCGGCGAGGATGAAGAAGATACGGAAGATTTACGAACCCGCTATTTTGACAGCTTCAAAGAAAAGGCTTTCGGCGGGAATGTTCAAGATTACCTTGAAAAAACAAACGCTATTCCGGGCGTGGGAAGTACCAAAGTAACAAGGGTTTGGAATAACGATCTTCGCCCCGCTGAAATGATACCTTCCGCAGCGGTTCAAGCGTGGTTCAACACGATTAAACCCACATTGACCGGGGAAGTTGCCGCATGGCTTGAAACCGTGTATGATGCAGCCCTGAACCGGAAGCTGACAACCGGGGGAACGGTGCTTTTAACAATCCTGAATTCTGATTTTGGGGTTGCTTCCGATACCCTGATTAAGACGGTGCAGCAAGTAATTGATCCTGACGAATACGCCGGGGAAGGGTACGGGGTTGCACCTATCGGGCATATTGTGAAAGTGCAGAGTGCGAAAAATCGTGAAGTGACCGTGAAAACCAATATCACCTTTGATGTTGGCTATGGGTGGTCGAACCTTCAAAGTTCAATCAATGAAGCTATTTCAAACTATCTGCTTGAACTTCGTAAATCGTGGGCTGATTCGCCTTATTTGGTGGTTCGTATCAGTCAAATTGAAACCCGCCTTTTGAGTATCAAGGGGATTGTGGATATTGACAGCACCAAAATAAACGGGGCTTCCGATAACCTGACTTTGGGGAAATATGAAGTTCCCGTGTTCAAGGGGGCGAGTGCATGACGAAAACGGTTGACCTTGTTTCCTACTTACCCCCGTTCATGGCTGACTTCAAAGAAATTTCCGTAACTTTGGAAGCGGAAAACCCTGAATTTGTGCTTGTATGGAAAGCCGCTGACAGGGTTCTTCAAAATGAATTCATTGAATCGGCTGATGAATACGGTATTTCAAGGTTTGAAAAAATCTTGAACATTTTACCTTCAACAGAAGATACCCTTGAAAGCCGCCGTGCAAGAGTTCAAGCCCGGTGGTTTAATACTATCCCTTACACCCTGAAAGCCTTCCTTGCAAAGCTGGTTGCCCTATGCGGCGATTCTGATTTCACGGTTACAAAGGAATATGAAAAGTACACGGTTAGAATTCTGACAAACCTTGAACTGTTCGGGCAAGTTGAAGAATTGGGACATATCATTGAAAGCATGATGCCGTGCAACATGATTGTTATTTCCCTGAATGAAATTCCTTGTGATGCAAAGGGCTTTGCCCTTATTGCCGGGGGCGTTTGTTCGGTGGAAACCTTCTTCATCACCAATGATGAACAGATTCACCGGGTTATCCGCGGCGGGGCAGCTTTCGGGGGTGGAACAGTACACACCGCCCATTATTTTATTACCAATGACAGCAGGGAAAACATTGCTGTTGACGGTTTGGCAACGCACGGCGGCGGGGCGGTAAATACCGCAACCGTGATTATTACCAATGATTTCAATGAACAGTTCAACATAAACGGTGAAAATTCAGTTGGTTCAGGCGTGGTTGTTTCTGAATTCATTGAAATAAAACAATAAGAAAGGATTGAATAAACATGGCAGAATTTTCAAAGTTGGTTATCACCAACAAAGGGCAAGCGTTACTTGCAAAAATGATTGCGGGAAGCGGCAACATTGAGTTCACCAAAATTTCAGCTTCCAGCACCGCATACACGGATGCACAGCTTGAAGGGCTTACTTCCCTTTCCAATGTGAAGCAAACAAGCCTGATTTCCAAAGTTACCCGCACAAATGAGGTTGCAATCAAGGTTGAAGCAGCCTTCACGAATACCGAACTGAAAGCCGGGTATTACATGAAGGCTTTGGGCTTGTATGCGGTTGATCCTGATGCGGGTGAAATCCTCTATGCCGTAACAAGGGAAACTTCCGGGAATTGCTATATGCCCGCCTATAACGGTATTACCGTTTCGGGTGCGTATGTGCAGCTTGTAACTACGGTTGGAAACGCTGAAAATGTTTCCCTTGAAGTGGATCAGGCGGCGGTTGCTACAATCGGGGATATTCAGGAGTTGCAGAAGCAGATAGCAGACCTTGAAGCCTTTATCGGCTATTCCGCTGATGATATTTACGGCGTGGAAGTGGACTTTGTAAACAAGAGATTTACCCGCCTTTCCGGGGCGGTAAACCGTACACCGGGGGCAGGGTTTGATTCAATCAATGCCTTTGGCGGGCGTAAACGCTGCAATGTTGCGGATGATGGTACAGTAACCGCCTATTATGGGGATTCAGGCTATACCACAACCGGAAAGAACGCAGCCGGAACAAAGGTTCAGGTTATGGTTGAACAGCCTAAATTCTATTACAAGGTTGTTCCTATGGTGCTTGAAAAGGGTGCAAAGGGCATGAAGATCAGGAAAGCCCGCTATTATGTTTCGGACACCCTGAAACCCGGCTTCAAGGTTCACCCCGCCTTTGTGGAAAATGGCAATGTGAACCCGTATATTTACCTTGCAGCCTTTGAAGGTTCGCTGTTCGACACTTCCGCAAACGCCTATATTTTGGACGATGCACAGGTGGCAGATTTCGCCGCTGATGTGCTTTGCAGTATTGCAAACGCAAAGCCCGCTTCCGGTTTAACGCAAAATCTGACAAGGGCGAACACCCGAAAGCTGGCACAAAAGAGGGGTAAAGGTTGGGAACAGGCATATGCCGCAACAATCGCCGCTTCGCAGCTTTTGATGCTGATTGAATACGCTTCTTTCGATATGCAGAAAGCGATTGGCAACGGCGTTGTCAACAAAACAGATGATGGCAGCACTTCCATGACAGAGATCACCGGGGCAACCGTGAATTTGGGTAACGCTTCCGGTTCTGTTACCAATATCAACGGTTACAACATTGTTTCCTATCGTGGTGAAGAAAACATTTGGGGTAACATTTGGGCTTGGATTGACGGCATGAACGAGGAAAACCCGGCAACTTTCGCAGCGGGCGATTGTGGAACGCTTTATGTTGCGGATCATGGCTTTGTTGATGATAGCAAAGCAAGCCCCTATAAGAACACCGGAATTCACCCCGATTACGGCAACGGCTATATTTCCGCTTTCGGCTATTCGGAAGAATTTGATTGGTTGTTCGTTATGGCTGAACACACGGGCAATTCCACCCTTCCCGTTGGTGACTACTCTTGGAATAGTAATCCCGGCTGGCGGGTT